GATACAAGTTATTCCTGTCTTTTACAAAATGACATATCCAGAATGGGCACCTTTTGAAAAAAGAGAAGGTAGACCTATTCACCCAGATCGAGGTCCGGGTGTCATGAGTCAAACAACACAAAACGATAGAAACAAAGATATGTTGGCAAATGGTAATGAAATTATCAAAACAGCAAATCACTTTGTAATTATCTTAGGAGATAGACCAGAAAAAGCTTTGATGACCATGAAATCAACTCAGCTTAAAGTTAGTAGAAACTGGAACTCATTATGTGAAAATGAATTTGAGGTTGATACTAAAACTGGTAAGTCTGTACCTGCCCCTATGTTTTCTAGAGTTTATAAATTAAATTCTGTTGAAAATTCTGGGAGTTTTACTTGGCATGGTTACAACGTTAACTTACTAAGAAAAGTTGATGACGCGGGCATCTATCAGATGGCTAGAGACTTATGAAGGCGATTTTGGTATTGCAGACATGTCTTCTGCACAATTAGATGCAGAGAAACATAAGCTTAAACCAAATTATGAGTGGGCTGGTAGACCAATTACATCAAGTGATTATAATAGCCACATATTAGGTAAAATATCTATTGGTATACAACCATGTAGATTAGATAAAACTGCACAATTTGGTTGTATAGATATTGATCCAAAAAATTATTCTACATTTAAGATAGAAAACTACTTATCATTATTTCAACAATATAAGTTACCTTTAATACCAATGTTGTCAAAGAGTGGAGGTTTACATTGTTATTTATTTTTAAAAGAACCAATACCAACTATTGAATTAATCTCGGCATTAAAATCTTTTTTACTGCCTCTTGGATTAGATCCTGATACAGAGGTTTTTCCAAAACAGAAAGAATTAAAGGAAGATGACAAAGGGGAGATCAAACCAGGTAATTTTATTAATTTACCTTATTATAATAATGGTGAAACAAATAGGTATGCCGTTGATAAAAATAATAACAAATTAGATTTACAAAAATTTATAGAATTTGCTGAACAAAGTAAAATAGGTAAAGAAGAGTTAGATAAACTTGTAGAGGAAACATACAGAAACATTTTAATTGGAACTAGTGCAGAGTTTGAAGATGGGCCACCATGTTTGGCTTTGTGCTCTAAAAGAAAATTAGATGATGGTAGAGACAGATTTATGTATAACTATATGGTCTTTGCTAAAAAGAAATATAAAGATAAGTGGCCAGATCATGTCGCAAATGCAAACTATAACTATTTAGAAACACCTTGGGATAAATCAAAATTAGATTCTAAAATAACTGCGTGGAGAAAAGATACAGCAGGTCATACTTGTTATGAAGATCCAATACATAGTAAATGTATGCGTAGCTTATGCTACTCAAGGCCTTTTGGAGTAAAATCTGACAACATTACAATGTTTCCAGATATTACAGACTTTGAAATAATAATGTACGAAGAACCTGAATATAGATTTAACGTGGCATTACCAGATGGCACAAAAGCTGGTGTTATAGCAAGCAACAGGCGACTAATAACTAAACAAACAGAATTACTAGATTTAATATGGGAGCAAACAGGTATTTATCATGAACCATTAAAACCAAAAGACTTTAGAGCAAAGCTTACAGAGTTTAGAAAAAATTCTGTAAAAATAACACCACCTGCGGGAACACAGATAGAAGATAGATTAAGAGAAGAGTTATATCAATATTGTGTTAATGGCCCACGAGCAAAAGAAAGAATACATATTAATAGTGGGTCTTGTTTAACAGAAGAAGGGCACCATTTGTTTAGATTTAATTCTTTTATAGATCACTTAGGATCTAGTTGGAAAATACCAGAAGAAAGAATAGCGCAAAAATTAAAAGATAAATGCGGTGTGGAATTTAATCACTCTCTTAACGTAGAGGGTAAGACTTTAAAAGTTTGCAGGGTAAAACAATTACACATCGATAAGATAGAATATAAACCAGTTGAAAGAAAGAAAAGTAATTATTAATGAGATATAAAGTAGTAGGACCACCAGGCACAGGTAAAACAAGACGTTTACTAAACGAAGTGCAAAAATATGTAAAGAGAGGCATTAAATTAAATAGGATAGGTTATTTTGCATTTACTCGTAAAGCTGCAAACGAAGCAAGGGATAGATTTCTTAAAGTAAGAACAGAGCTTACCAAAAAAGATATTAAATATTTTCAAACACTGCACTCTCTTGCATTTAATCAACTAGGTTTAAGAGAAGAAAATGTTATGCAAGATTTAAATTACAAAGCCATAGGTGAATCTTGTGGTATACAAATTAAATATGCATCTTATGAAACAAATCATTGGAATGGTATATTTTCTTCTGATAGTGAATATCTAGGATTAATTAATTTAGCTAGAGTAAAACAAATATCTCCTGTTGAACAGTTTGATTTAAATGAACACTTATCTAAAATAGAAAGAGATAAGCTAGAGGCTATAGAGGCTGAAATAAAAAATTATAAAAAAGTTTATGGTTTAATAGATTTTACAGACATGATACAGAAATTTTTGGATAAGGAAGTTACACCAAATTTTGATGTAATATTTATAGATGAGGCACAAGATTTATCATTAATACAGTGGTCTATGATAAATAAAATAGAAAAAGATACAGGTTGTGATGTCTGGGTTGCAGGCGATGATGATCAAGCAATATTTGGTTGGGCTGGTGCAGATGTAGATTCTTTTATAAGCTATGACGCAAAGGAGATACCTCTAACGAAGTCAGAAAGAGTGCCAAGTAGTATACAAGAAATTGCATTAAATGTCATCAACAGAATAGAAGAAAATAGAATTGACAAAGAATATTTTCCAAAGTCTGAATTTGGACAAATATATAAAAAATATAAATTATCAGATATAGATATGTCACAAGGTGATTGGTTAATTTTAGGTCGAACTAAATCTATTTTAAAATCTGTGCCAACATACTTAAAAAAGAAAGGTTATTTTTTTAATACAGCACAAGGTAATAGTATAGGAAAAAGTCTATACGAAGATATACAGAATTGGAAAAAATTACAGAAGAAAGAAACCATACCTGACATACATTTACAAAGAATAAAGGAAAGAATAAAAGGCGACATGAATTTATCCTTATATTGGTATGACGCGTTTAATTTGTTAACCAATAGTCAGATTACATACATGAAACTGTTAATATTAAATAATGAAAACCCCACAGAGGATGCAAGAATAAAAGTGTCAACAATTCATGGAGCTAAAGGTGGTGAAGCAACAAATGTTGTTTTATTTTTAAATCACACATCAAATACAATTAAAGGAGCAAAAAAATCTAAAAGCAAACAAGATGAGGAATATCGAGTTTGGTACGTAGGTATAACGAGAAGCATGAAAAATTTATATTTAATTAAATCACAAAATAAATCAAAGGAGTTTAAAATATGACAGATAAAGATATGTTTAAATCAACAACTTATAACTCATTAGAAGATCAGGTTGGAGGAAAACATTATCGTTCAATGAAAATTCAGCCTGCAGAATTTATTAATGAAAATAAACTCTTGTTTGCGGAGGGAAATGCTATAAAATATATTTGTAGGCACAAGTCCAAAGGGAAAGAACAAGACATAAAGAAGGCAATACATTATTTAGAAATGATATTGGAAAGAGATTACTCATGATATTTAAAGCACAAACAGAGTGGGTAAAACCTACAGAGTTTCCAGATCTTAGATTTTGTGAAGAAATTGCAATAGATTTAGAAACACATGATCCAGAATTAAAAACCATGGGATCGGGTTCTGTTATTGGTAAAGGTAAAGTTGTAGGTATTGCAGTTGCAACAGAGGGTTACTCAGGGTATTTTCCTTTTGATCATGAAGGTGGTGGTAATCTAGAAAAAAGTAAAGTAATTCAATGGTTTACAGATATTTGTAAAACTACATCTACAAAAATATTTCACAATGCTATGTATGATGTTTGTTGGATTAGATCTATGGGTATACAAATTAACGGACAGATTGTTGACACCATGATTGCTGCGTCTTTAGTAAATGAAAATAGATTTAGATATGATCTTGGATCATTGGGTTGGGATTATTTAGGTCAAGGTAAAAATGAAACAGAGTTAGCCAACGCTGCAAAAGAATGGGGTGTTGATCCAAAAGCTGATATGTGGAGACTACCCGCTATGTATGTTGGTAATTATGCTGAACGTGATGCAGAATTAACTTTAGGATTATGGAAAATCATGCAGAAAGAAATATTAGATCAAGATCTTGAATCAATATTTAATCTTGAAACCGATTTGTTTCCTTG